GCGCGTCGCCGATTCGCGTTGTGCCGTTTTTGTCTTTATAAGATTGTTTTGCCATAATTATTTTTTTGTATAATCCCAACGCGATTTTTTGTCGCGTATATCTAAATGCGTAAACGTGTTGTATTTTCCAATTCCGCCAAAATTTAATTCGTCACATTCAACCATTTCACAAACCAATTCGTGAACCTCGTTTGGCGTCATTCCACTAACAACAATGTCCGCAGCTTTGCCCAATTTATGTTGTGAATGTTTGGCGCCCTTAATAATATTATCGTTATAATTGGCGCATCTAAAGGCCGAATTTATTTTAATAGGTTTTTTTACTTTGTCGCGCAAAATCTGTAATTGTTCGGCTAATTTAAAAACGTTGTTTTTTACGTCGGCGGTCATTTTACAATTGCCGCAATTACATTCAAATTCTGAAATCGAAAAATTTTTAGTCATTTTTATTTTTATTCAAATAATACCAACGTTGTGCGGTGTAACCAATCGAAACGCCTAATAACACAATTTTTAAAACTTCGTCAATTGAAGTGAATGAAACCATAAACGAAAACGTATTTAATATATATAATTTAAAATCATTCATTTTTTAAAAACTTAAAACAGTTATGAGAATATTTTCAACGGTTGCCGTTGCGCCGCTTTTATCAACTTTAATTTGAATTTTACAACCGCTTGTTAATTCACTTGTTTGCGTGAATATTTGCGTTGTTCTTGAATATCGAACCTGATCGCCATTTGACGCGATATTATCGTGTGAAAATTCAATTGTTTTGCCGGTGTCCGGGAAATATATACGCGCGTCTAATCGTGTGTTTGAAGCGCCGGCGGTAACGTCGAAATCATTTCTAACTAATAAAATTTTATTCGCGCCAACTTTTGATGTATCAATTTTGTTTGATGCTGAATCCCATAAATCGCCGCTAATATATGACGGTAAACTTGAATAAGTGTTTGCGCCGGCTTTGTCGTTTGTTAAATCGGTCCAGGTGTCCGCCGTTAAACTTATAGGCGTTCCGCTTGTTGTTGCGTCTTCATAGTCTGCAAAACCGCCGAATTTATCATAAGCGGCATTTACTGAAGTTTTTATTTCATTCAAATCGGCGGCCGTAACTTTATTGACTATTGGTAACGCTGAAGTTTGATTGTCTGTTTTATTTGCAAAGGTTATTTTAGCCATTTTTTAAATTTTAGGATTGTAATTCGTTTTGTAATTCACTTTGTAAACCGCCAACCGCGTCGATTTGCTCAATTTTATTTGATATTTCAATAATGGCGCGAAAATATGTAAAGTCCGACAAATCGTCTTGTAAATATTTAACGCCTTCGTTTACGCTTGTATATACATTAAAACCGTTCGCGCTTAAATCTATATAATTTGCGGACCGCGTTCGCAATAATTCCAAACACTTTGAAACCATTAAATTTGAACCCAATTCGCCGCCGTCGTCGCTTGCAAATCGTGTGACGCATTCAACGCGCGTGATTGTTTCGCTTGTGAATGTCGTTTGGTTTTGGTCCGTTTCGTCATTAGATAGCGAGTAAACTCTTATAAACGGATAGCTTGCATTTGTTGGAACGCGCCCGTAAATAGGAACCGACGAACCGTCAATTGTAACATTGCCGTTTAATTTTGCAATGATAGCCTTTCGTACATAATGGATCGCTTCTAACATTATTTTATAGCTTTTTTAATTTCGCCATTTAGACGGTTTAATAAATTTTTAAATCCTATTCGGCCCGAGCTAAAAAAGAACGGACGCGCCGGTAAATTAACATCTCGGATTCCTTTTCCTTTAAATTGGGCCGCGTAGCTTGCTGGAATGCCTAATTGCAACATGTCGTCCAAATCAACGGATCCACCGGTCCCAAATTCAACATATGGCGCGTAATGAGCGCCGGCAATTACTTCGACGGTTTTACCTTTGCGTTCGGCTTTGATTGATTGTTTTAAACTACCTGAATCAACCGGCGCCGTTTGTTTTGCCATTCTTGAAATATCCAACGCGGTTTTGCCCAACTCATTAGATAACTTTTGCGATTCAAACGCGCGTAAATTATCTAATTTTTTTTTAAGTTTTGACAAATCCGATTGATCTATTTTTATATTGACATTCATTTAATCCGATTTTGTTGCTAATAGTTTTGTATAAAAATCCAAATCAAATTCAAATTTGTCGTTTATTCTATATTTTTGCGTTTCATTTTCTAGTGTGAAAATGTCGCCTAATTGAATCAAATCAGCGGTCTTTTTACGCATTGTTATTTCGACTTCAATATCTTGTGAACGTTTGCCGAATTTCTCGTTTATTTCGCCTTTAATTTGCTTTAAATTGCACCATACCGTTGCAACGTCCGACAATGTAGAATTGAAACCGCCGAAATCGTCCGGCGTTTTTGTCAAACGTTTAATTGTTATTTTAGAATCTAATTTTCCGGCGTTCATTATAGAAACATTGATTTATAAGACGTTAAAATTGTTCTTGTTGATGTTGGAATTTCCGATGTTTCTTTTGATCCTTCAGAATTAATGTCGGCGCGATTGTCATAATACGTTGATATTAATTGCAACATCGCTTGTTTAATTAACGAATCATTAAGTCCGGCCGTTATATAAGTTATTTTAACATGTTCCGCCGAACCGCTATCCAATTCAATCGTTTCATTGTCCAATCCTAAAATTTCAAAATCTGTTGTCGCCGTTCCGTTAACCGTAATTTGTTCAATGCTAGTAATTGGACCAAATGGCAAATCAAACAAACCGTTTGTTTGTGGCAAATAGTAAGTTCTATTTTTTGAAACAATATCGCGTGAAATGTAATTTTCGCACCAAATCCGAGCTTGCGTTATCATTGCGGAAATAATATTGTCGTCGGCGCTTGTATCAACGCGAACATAATCCTTCACGTTTTGAGCCGTCAAAATTTCATTTCCTAAAGTCGAATTTATTTTAATTTGTCGCATCGTCTTTTGTTTCTATATATTCAACCTTTAATTCTTTTGTTTCAATTTTTCCTTTGTTTTGCTTTTTAGAAATCTTTGAGGCCAGGCCTTTTTTGATCCAATTTTTTGCAACGTGATCGGGCAATTGTATTTTGTCGCCTTCATTGTAGCGCTTGCCGTTCCTTAAAATCGATTGTTTTATTTTTAATTCCATAGTATTGAATTTTTTGTAAAGATAAAAAAAAAGCGCCACATAAATTTGTGACGCTTTTTCAACAGAAAACAATATGAAAAAACATTAAAGTGATGCAAAGTTATTAAAAAATTTTGAATATTTTTCTAAACCAATTGTGAATGACTCAATTTTGCCGTCATTTTTAAAGATAAAAAACCCTTCACGATCCGCTGAATATACCGCAAAAAAATCGACGTCCTTTTTTTTGTATTTATTTTTATTTCTACTCGTTAATTGAATTCGATTGCGTTTTCGGTTTTTTTCGTTAATACCTTTTATTTGTACTTTAAATAAACCATTCGGCGAATCAACAATGCAATCATATATTGAAGTATGTAGCAAAGGAAACGATACTAACAACCCGAATTCCATTGCTTTAGTAGCGAATAAATACTCAACGAAACAACCAAAAACTTGCGAATTCATTTAGTAAAGTTATAAAAAAAGACGATCAAAATTGACCGCCTTTCAAACAAAACTAAATAATAAACATAAATATAAAACTAATCGTCATTCGCGGTTTTGATTGCCGCGCTTATTATAAAAAGGTAAATACTCAATATAAAATCGTTGTATAACATTATTTGTCTAATGCCAAAAATAAAAAAACTAATTGTTAAGAAAATTTTAATATTTCTTTTCATAATATTATAATTGATCCGCATTAAAGCAAACATTTGAACAAACGCCGGAGTCTTCAAACATCGCAACGCCACAAACGGCACATTCGAATTCCGCTTCATTTCCTGGAAAATCATCTAAACCCCACATATTAAAAATTTAAAATTTGACTTTGATTTCTTGTATATTCGATTTCGCGTTCCAAATAATCCAACGCCTTTTCCAAATCGTCGATTTCGTTTTGCTTGCGTCCGGCGCGAACAACGTACTTTAATACATTTCCGCGATTGAAATTCAGTTTATAAGAGCCAATGACGTCGATTAGGTCGTGTTTAAGGCCATTATTGTAGTGTTCTGGTATATTGCTCATAAATTTATTTTTAAAGCGCTTAAAACGCCGTTATATAGATATTCCAATTAAGATTCCTATTGTTATTAATAACCCGGACAAAGTTAATCCGACAATAACATCAGACATTAAGTCTTTTTTATCTCTTAATAGTACCATTTCTTTTGGCGTGTAAACGTTCACGCGGTTGCCGTCGTGAATGATTGTTAATCCCGTTGTTGTTTTCATTTGTTTAATATTGTGGCGCGCCGAAACGCGCCGGTTAATGTTTTTATAATTTGATTCTGTATTCTTTAGGATATTTTTTTATACAAGATGCACCTAAATAGAATAAACCTTGTGAATATAACCCTTCGTTTTCAATTTCTTGATCTGTTACACTTGCGGGAATAACTTCAGGCCCTTCGATAGTGTTAACCGCCCAACTTTTACTTTTTAATTGTTTACCGCAACAATCGCAACTGTTTTCATTATATCCATATTTTTCAATGTTTGAATCAAATTTTTCAGAAATTAAAAATTCTAATGTTTTCATAATAATTAAATTTATTTGTTTTGTTTGACACAAAGATAATACTTTATTTGACTTTTGAAAGAATTTTTTCAGTTTTTTTTAAAGTTTTTTTTGTTTTTTTTACGTTCTTATCTGTTAGACGCTTAAAAATAAATGCATAAAAAAAAGGCCCGGAAATAAATCCAGGCCTTAAGTTTATAATAATTAAATATTATTATGGTGTTTCCAATGCAGCTTTTGCAGTAGCGAAATCGCCGGCAACAAATGCATTTGGTAAGTAGTTTGTTAAAGCTACTCTTTCAGATACTCTAACAGTAACGAATCCGTCACGAACGTTTGTTCCGTCTTCTCTAAAGAATTCAACGTTAATTCCGTCACGTACCCACAATTGAGTTCCAACGCCAAAGTTTCCGATTAAGAAATCACCGGCCGGAATTGCAGTATTTAAAACAACTTTAACGCCCATAAATACCGGCTGAAGGCCGCTATATACTTGGTCTTTTAGGTAGTTGTTTTGCGTATCTTTTAACAATAGGATTTTGTGAAAATCTGAAGGATTTAAAACAATACTATCAGCGTTATAGTTAGCAGCCGCTAATTGGTTTAATGCTGCAACAATAACGTCAAAATCGTTTGCGTTGTCAACTGAATCAGCAAGATCGCCCGCTGCAAATGCCGCCGCGTCTGTAATAATTCCGCTTAATTGCGCACCCGTTCCGGCACCGCTTAAGATTTGCGCGTCTTCAACTTCTAGTAATTTTTCAGGCGCACGCGCTGAAAGATAAGAAGTTAATTGAGGCGTATCAGCTAACATCTCTTCAGAAATACGGAAATAAGTTCCGATTTTTCTAACGTTAGCATCTGAAGCCGTCATGTCGAAATCAGATTGTGTCAATGTAGTACCTTCGGCCGTTGCCGCTGCACCGTTTGAATATCCGCTCTCTTTTACGAAACGTACAACATCTGATTGCGTAGAACCTTGCGCCAATAATTGACGAATATGCGTTGGACGTGTTGGATCAAATTTGTATCCTGGTACTCTATCCGCAGCAATAACCTCACCGGTAAAATCGGCGCCGGTCGTCATATCGGCTTTGATTTCAAATGATGCGCTTCTTGAATTTCCTTTTGAAAGTCCTTCGATTGCGCCGTTTTCTAATGCTTCATTCAAAGCACCTTTGAACGTCATTCTTTTTTTAGCGCTAAACGCTTTTTTGTTTGATACTTCCATAGCATCTAAACGCTCGTTTAATTTGTTAGATAATTCGCTAACTTCATTTTTAACGATTTCGCTTGCCTTTACAACAACGTTTTCAACAACATCGTTGTTAGACTTTTCGATTTTTGAATCAATGGCGCTATTAAATTGGTCCAATTGATTTTTTAAATTTTCTTCCATTTTTTAAATTTTTAAGGAATTGATTAAATA